GAATTGAAATGGTTTCATTCTTAATTATTCAAGATCATTTAATCTTTTATTAATACTATTAATTGCTGATGTTATATTAACTGTTTCAGCATTATAATTAACCATCATATTAACGTTGTTTAATGAAAGATAATTATCTTTAAAATAGAGATTAGATGCTCCGGAACCAACCACGAATTCAGGTCCTGTTGGAGTGTTACCTATGAAGAAACCTGATGGACTAGGTTCTGTAACTGTTATAAAATCAGTATCAGATAGAACCCCAGAATCATATTCAACTGGTATAAAGACATCTGATCCATTAACAGTCATGTGAGGGATACCATTAGATCCGTTTATTGGTATGTATTCAGCATTATAATAATAAGCATCTTTCATATTAAATATTGCTTGTCTGACTCCTGTATATCTTGTTTGTTGATTATTGTATAATGGGTAATCAGTTAAATGAGCCTCAATACCATCTATGAAGAAACCTATATCACCTCCAACCTCTTTTAATTCAAGAAATGAACCCAACGGAACAACGTACAAGCGCTGAGTTGTGTATTGTTCGCTTGGATTCTTTACAATGAATTTCAATGCAATATCATTAACACTCCAATCAAATTCAATATACGCATAATCCACTCCATACACATGAGGTGAATTATATCCATATGTAAAAGCTGATGTTATCCCAAATTTAGCATCTCCGTGAGCACCGTAATATGGTTTATATGCTATAGGATCCATTCCTACATTCATTGATAATGGTAGATTAATAGGACCCTCTAATTTTACTCCATAAACTCCATAAAAATACTCATTTTGGAATATATCTGATCCCTGACGGATCTTCCAACGAACATCTCCTATAACCACATAACCATCATCTTTATTCCATAAACTTGTCCAAGATGAAGGATCATATTTAAGCCAGGTTGCGTTTTGGACATTAGTATCATTTAGAGCAGATAAAGTAGTCATTTCATTGATATTTAATACACCATCCGCATTACCTTCCATTAAACTCCAATCTGATTGAGCTATATCAGATGAAGGAGCAGTCCCCCCTTGATAATTATTAAGAGGTAAATTATTAGCGAAGTAATATGGACTATTAGTTGTATCAGCAGCGGACCAATTAGTTGGATTTGTTGGGGATAAACTCAAACTAATGGATCCTAGTACATCTGATAAACGAACATCTCCATCTATATCAATATGAGAAGCTTTAATCATGCCAGCTGCAATGAAGTCAGCAGTTAATTCATCTGTTCCTATTGAATTAGCTGCAATCTCTGTACCCGTAATTGTTCCAGCAACTATCTCATTAGCTGTAATAGTGTTACTTTGAATATGGCTCGCTTGAATTGAACCTGGTCCAAGTTTTGATCCAATGATTACCTCATCTCCAATATCAATAGTATCTAAAGCAGTTGCTATTGTAGTACCAATGTATACTGATGATGAGAATGATGTATCTTTGTATATAGTTTTAATCCAGAACCATCTTTGATCTCCTGGAGTTTGTTTATGAACATATTTAGTAGTATTACCTCTAAATTCAAGGGATGCATCGTTTAATTGACTATTAGATGATACATATATCTCGTATACATCAACAGCTGTTTGATCCTCATGATTCCAATCAACAACTACTCCACTTGGAATTGGTGTTAATGAACCTGTTGGATTAGCCCAATTACTAACAACTGATGTATCTATTGTAGTAACATTCCATGGACCTTTCTCATACATATTAATATTTCTAATCTCAACATCATATACAACATCTCCTGTTATTGCTTCTGAACCCCATTGATTTTGATCAGAATGAATTACATTAGTTATCCACTCAGTATCAGTTGATAGTTTATATCGTAACTCTTTAACTAAAGGAGATGAATCCCAATATGATTCTATAAATCGTATTGGTGTAGAGTTATTCCAATACAAACCTGTTTGAATTTCAATATTGGTAATAGGATTAGGCGTAGGTAATACTAACGGCAATGCTGTCCAACTAAAAGGAGTTTCCGTGAAACCGAATACAGCATGATAATCTTCTCCGTATACAAATTCTATTGTATAAGTATTCCCATCAACAGTCTCTTCGTGCCAAGTATCTTCATCTACTCTTTTATATTTTAATTTGAAAGGAGCATTTTCATCTCGAAGAAAGTTAAATGTTGTATATAAACGTCCCTTTGTTTGGGAACTATCTGTCCATACAACATAAGAGTTTGAAGTTATATTATAAACAGTTACTCCTGATATACCTGTATCATCAGTAGAACCTGAATTAATAATCAAAGGTTCCGTCATAATACCATCAGGAGAAATCGCTATTAATGAAACAACTTTATTATATGGAACATCAATTGTTGTTGAAGTCCCTGTTTGATGAATGATACCATCCCACACCACTTGTGTAGTGTATCCAGAAAGGATATTCCATGATATAGTTACATAATCTGCTTCTTTGGTATAATTTACATCTAGGATTACATTATTACCAACATTAATTTGAATCGTTTCAGGATCAGAATCATTTCCTAGAATACCGACAGCATAAACATCAACAATATATAATCCTTTAGGAACAACATAAGAGTATCCTGTAGTAATATATGAACTTGTTGGAGTTTCAATTCTAAAGTGCTTAAATAAGCCATCATAATCCCAAGTTACAACTACACCTGTTCCTGATCCCGCATATTGTAAGTTGGATACTGAGCTTACATTTCTCCAATTAGGGAGATTAGTGTTTGGTTCAGGATCAAAAGCAGTTATAGGTTCATCAGCGTACACATCTGAGTTGTATTCTTGAAGATCAAGTTTGAATAAATGAACTCCATTCATATTAACCTCATCAATCCTCATTATACGGAATTGCTTCCCATCATAACCAGCCTTCTCAGACAATATCTCGATAATGTCTCCTGCTGAATAAGTTAAGTCAATTTTAACAAGTGCATCTGTTGATATAGTCTCTCTCGACTGTTTTAATAAGATTCTTCCTGCTCTCTGTGCTTCAATACTATTAGAACAGAATGGAAGTGTTATCTCCCTCTTCAAAGGAGGTTCATTATTCTCTTTTGGAAAATCTAAATGAAAGTCTCTTTTCTCCCATCTAATATCTTCATCATAATAATTAACAATCATATCATTGAGCATCACATCATACCCAACATTAGATATTGTTATACCTCCAATTAAATCATCTTCGTTTATATAATGATGTGTTCCTTCCGTTTTCAACACTATTACTTTAAATAACCCAAGAGAGTAACTCAACGCTGATCCAGTTGATAATGTTAATGCTTTTGTGGTACCATCAAACGTTCCCTTTGTATTAACAACACCGTTACAGGTATAACGAGGTGATCCATCTACAATCTCATTACAAAAGTCTCTATAAGATTCAAATGATGGGATATCCATATCAGATGTAAGAAGTCCAGGACCATAAACTGTTGATGTTAGATAATCATATAAACACTCACTTGGATTGTTACTATATACTCCATTAAGGTCCCAAGTGTTTAACTTCTTTCCCTTTAAATGAAAATGTATCGTTGAAGGAAGAGAGGTAACACCCTTCTCTTGATTATATGTTAATTCAATATAAGCATAAGCAAATGGAAGGGTTCTTTGATCTCCGTTAGTACCCCATGCTGTTGAGAAGGCTTCCATTTCAGAACATCGGCCTCCATCAGCGTATAACCGACATTTTAACAAACCGTTTAAAAATGAACTCGTATCTCCATTAGGTTCAATTACACTAGTTACTGTTCTTAACCCTGTTGTAATATCAGCATCAAATGTAAGTAATTTATCAGTCCACATCATCTGAGTTATTCCTTCAATAGGACCTTCAGAAAGACCGATAATATAAGCCATAGTTTTATTATTTGATGAAATGTCTGCCATTACAATTGCACCGGCAACTGATCTTTCCCCGTACACAACAGGTAGTTTATTTTCTGAAGAAGCAGGTATCCTTTGACTCGTTCCAGGAACAGGTCCTGCATCATATCCATCAGGAGTCTCAATGTCAGGCATGAACAGAGAAGCTACTGATTTAACAACATCAACAACAACACCTACAGCCTTTTTAACTAGATCAACTGCACCATCCCATACCTTTTTGACGCCACCTTTTATATCTCTCCACCGATCTGATAACCAACCCATTATACAACTCCTATTCTTTGACTTCCGTGGCTAGGATCTTCTGATCCAAATTGAGGAGACCATTCTCTAACTCTAGTAATAAAATCCATTGATTTATCATCAAAGGATCCTGTTGAAGTGTATCTTCCCCCTTTCTTCTTAAAGATGGTTGTTACTTTATTTCTACACTCAAACTTAACATTCTTTGAATCTTGATCTACATCAATCTCAAATTTATTAACAAAACCAATCCACCTTATATACGGATCCGCGACAAGAAGACCATCATCTCCGATGAAACCTCTTAACACAGTTATGTTAGCTCCAATCATAGGTTCATTTAATGCAATACTCGGAACAGTATCTCCTACTCCTGATAATATGAAGTTGAATGATGTGTTGAATGATTTTAAAGTCTCTGTTGATTTAGAGATACTTAATAAGTGACCTCCAGCTTCAAATGAACCATAACTTGTTACTAAATCCTCATAATGATTACATATATATAATACCGTATCATTATGAACGTTTATTTTAATAAGATCAACAGGATGAGGTACCCCAACCATTGCTGATATGTTTGCGGCAAGATGAGTTTTAGGCATTATTTAACCTCGTTATATGTAAATGTTCCATACTGAGCAACTCCTCTAACATCAAAATTTGGATATCCTCCTTTACAAATACATTTCATTCTAATATCATCATTAGTTTTAATAATTGCATTGCTGAGAGTTTTAATTAGAGGTTGATTAATAGAAATTGAGTTTCCTGTATGACTTCTTACTCTGTATATTTTATTATCAACCTCAAGATACTCTCCAGGATTCATATTACCAGTACCTGATGTTGTTAGAGTGTTACCATTAACAGAAGTTATTGTTCTGTTTATAGGATTAACAGTTGAAGTTATAATTGAAGGTAAACTCATTAGAATAGGATTAATGCCATATTCATATGTTACAATCTCTTCTTGAATTAAATTCAAAGCTGGTTCTGTGTTAAGAATAGGTCTAACATTAACTTCTAATGTATATAGAATAGCTCCAGTAATCTCAGCTATATGAAAGCCTGATAATGATGTCACGCTTGCTACGTGAGGATCATCTGTTAATTTAGCATTTATTACATTATCGATTATTGCTGACATATAGTACTCTTAAATTTAGTTGTATTAATATTTATAATGATTGCATTTCAGTTGTTTGAGCCATAGATAATCCATAAATCATATCTCCTGATGCAGCAATTACTGATTTAATCTGATCAATAGCTCTATCATCTACATTACCAGATATATTCATATTATAAGTATTAACAGTTGATCCTCCTAACTTATTATTAGGAGTAATATAACCACTTTGTCTTGGAGTGAACAACTCAGGTCCTCTTTCTCCAACAATAGATGCTCTTCCAATAGGAGGTACACCACCATTAGCAAACCCTTTCATTTGAGCAGCAGCTGTTGATAATCCTAAGGTTGAAGCGATACCAGCCATTGCAGGACCAGCGTTCATTCCAAAACTAGCTAATGATGATAATGCAGCAGCAGGTGCCCAAGCAGCAGCTGTTGCTCCGGCTGCAACAGATGAAGCAGCAGTCTGTGCTACCAATGCACCTTTCTGGATAGCAGCTGTTGAAGCGATTCCAAGCTTCTCCATTACCCAAATTAAACCCATTTGAACTCCCATTTTAACAAGGGCTCCAATAACTTCTCTGAGAATAACTTGTCCTAACTCTTTGAAACCTCCTTTTCCAGTCATTATCATATTAGTAATACCATCTGCCAAAGTGTTAAATGTTGATGTTCCTAAATCTTTAACAGTTTGTAATGGATCTTTGATTGCTTCTGCTGCTTCATTCATTCCTCCGAATAAAGCATTTGTTACTAAACCCATATTCGACGTGGTTTCGATACCAGCATCAAACTCATTACCTTCTTGCAATCTTGTTAATAGAGCATTTGTTTTATCAACTCCATCTGAAGTCGATCCTTCTTGACCAGGAACAGGACTCATTGCTGGAATCATAGAATCTAAAGTATTACCTTCTTGCATTCTATTCAATAAACGAGCATTCTCAGTATCTTTATCTATTTGAGCGTAAGGATCTAATTGCTCAGAAGGTGTAATATTAAGAGAGGTTGAAGGAAGAGTAAATGTTGGAGTTGGACCCGACGAACGGGTTTTTGGAAGAGCATTGATATAAGCTAAATGTTCTTCTTTAGTCTTCTTACCATTCTGCCACATATGATAAGAATCTAATGCCATCTGTCTTGATGTTTTTGATTCATTTTGCTGTATAGATCCATTACCATTAGCTGATACTGGACCTCCGTAACCATGTGGATTACTTGGAGACCAAGGAGAATCTTCTCCTGCTGATCCTGCATCTGATGAATATAATGCTGCTCCAACACCTGAGACTGCTTTAGTTGCTTTTAATACCCAAGCTGACCAACTAATACCTCCTGTCATTGCAGCAGTTGCAGCTCCAACACCCGCGGTTCTAATAGCAGCAACTTTTCCGAATGTTAATTGGAAGGCTTTTATGATACCTAAACCAGCTAAGTATGCAGTCATTGTTAGTATCTTCTTACCGAATAATAATAACCCTATAACACCGTAACCTGAATACTCTCCAAGCCAAGTTTCAAGGAATACATCCAACTTCATGAAGTAACTCTTTGCAACTAACATCGAATCTTTAACATCATAACCAAATGATACTATTGACATTGATGCTTCTTGAGCCCATTCTTGGATACTCTTATCACCCTTCATTGCTTCGAATAATCCTAATATATCCTCAAGGATTAATTCGACTGCAGGAGCAAGAGATGCTGTCATCTGTTTAGCGACACCATCTAATGTTGCCGTTATTCTTGTCCAAGCATCATTCATATTCTCGACAGCAAGTGTCTGCTTAGAGTTTAATACTATTCCAAGAGCCTCAGCTTCTTTTGCGAGTTTCCTCATAGAAGCTGAACCATCTTTCATAAACTGAAGGAATCCAACACCTTCTGTATCGAATAGTTTAAACGCTAATCGTGTTTTATCTGCATCTGAAGCAACATTAGCTAACGCATCTGCTGTTTCTAAGAATAGAGTTTCTGTATCTCTTAAATGACCATCAGTCCCGATTAATTGAATGTTTAATTCATCAAATGCTTTTACTGATTCACCAACACCTTGAGCAGCTTCTGCTGCTCTTCGTTGGAACCTTTGCATACCGGTATTAAGATTTTGTTGCGATACACCTGCTAAACTTGCAACATGACCGTACTTCTGTAAAAGAGTTACGTTTAAACCTAACCGCTTAGACATTTTAGCTGTTACATCAATACTGGCAGCTGTTTTAACTCCATAAGCAATCATACCAGCAGTTAATACTGATAAACCTACTGCCACACGAGTTGTCTGTTGTTTTAATGTCTCTAAACTTGATGATACTTTAGCAAAAGCCTTCCGGGTTTTATCTTTTGCTGACAACTCTATCTGCGTTCTACTTAACGTTCTTCCCATTCTTATACTCCAAATAATCTAACCAACCAGTAACTTCATCCATTGTAAAGTTTAAGACTTCATTGACAGACTTGTGTAACATTTCAGCAATAGCAAATAAAACGTACGCATCAGAGGTATCATCAAACGTTACTTTCCCAGTTGTTGGAGTATCTCATTTGCAGTTTCGATTACAGCTAAAGGAGGAACTTCTGTTCTAATCTTCTGTTCATGAGTAAGATCAAACATTCTCTTTCCATCTGAATCTAATACTTTAATCATAAAACAATATAACAATGAAGCGAATTCATCCTTCTTAGATTTAACAAATATCTCTTGCTGTTCTCCGAATGTTAATGGTTTATAATACACAACAGTATCATCCATTTCTGTTATTGTATACGATAACAATTCATCTTTGTTGAAGTTAGCATTAGCTATTTCAAAGAATCCTTTTGTTGCGTCGGACTTTGCGGGTTTATTTATTTGTTTTGCCATTATTAATCTCTCTAAATTAAGGGATTCAACTCAAACAAACGAGAGAAAGTTGTTTAGTTAAATAAACATTGCTCAAGTTGAATCCAAACTTTGGATATTAGAATATTCTAATATCCTTTATCTCTCTATACTATTGATGTGACTGATAGATCACCAGAACCCTGGAATGATATTGACAACTCAACTAGACCATCATGAGTTGAAGAAATACCCCATTCAGTAACAAGAATACTTCCTGTTAAATCTGTGTCTCCAATAGTTCCCCCTTCAGGTTGAAGATGAATGGTTCCTGTGTCCCCTGCGTCTAATAGTGCTTGACCTGCGTCAGCGTCTGCATCCCATAAACAAGATAATGAACCATTCCATTCCTTCATTGTATTGATAAAGCTTTTGCTTGTATCACCCATCACAGTTGAATCTACATTCTCCTGTGTTACTGTTACATCGAAAGACCGAACCTGTGCAACAGCAACTGCTCCTAGTTTAACGACACCTTGACTTCCATATATACTAGCCATTTTTAATTTCCTTTTCTGTTAGCTTCTCTTTTACTTCAGAATACCCTTTAGTAATGAGATAAGCTCGTTTAGATTCTTTTACATCAATGATGATGCCTTTTCGTTTCATTTTCATAATAATTGTCCTTTATTAACAAGATATTTAGTTGTATAATTTAATATTAATGTTCCTACTGGAGTTTCTCCAAAAGCATCCATCTGCATTGAAGTTGATGTTAACAATAGATTAGGCTTATTCAAGATAATCGCGTTCTCAACGATCTCAGCTATATCATCTAAATCATTATCTAGATTATCTGATTGATTAGAATAACACTCAATAATAATATCTAACACTCGTTCATCTTCATGCCAAGATATACTTTGCGATTGTTCATCTTTAGTATATATTATAACACAAGGAAGATCATCAACAGAATCTAATGGAAATACTCTAGATGTATAAACATCTAATGTAGTATCCTTTAAAATATCTTCTATTTCAAATCTAATTTCTGTTCTTGGATGCATTATTTTGTTAACCTTATTTCGTAAACACCTTGCTCATTGCGAACTTCTCGGCTTGTATACCAAATATCTTGAATGTTAAATTTATCTCCATTCTTAATATTTGTTCCGAAAGCGTTCACATAAAGCATAGGTTGATTTATTTCTATAACAACTGTTCCTCCTGCATCAAGCCCAGTAAATGTCTCATTAAAGATAACTGAACAATACTTCACAACAGAACCATCTTTTGATTTAAAGATAGCCTGTTCTGCATGCTCATTCTGAGAGAAGAATCCCTCAGAATCACCGGGTTGATGTAAGGACATTTAGTTTATGCTGTTTTAGCGAAAGATTCACCGTGACGAATACCAAAGTCAACGTCTTGAAGAGCAACTACTCTAACAGCTCCTGACTTAGAGTTGGTTGCAGTGTCAACATTGATGTCAAGTCCGCCCCAATAACCCATGATAAGATCAGCAAAGTTACCAAAGATAGTCTCAGATGTGTTATTTGATGTATAAACACCATAACCATTAGCCTGACCATTCTCAAGAATGAATCGTCCTGAACCAGCTTCTGTTGAAGTAGTTTTCAAGCCACCAACAACACCAGCAGGAGCAACATAAGCGAGGTTACCAACAAGAGCATTATCAGTTGCAACAGCTGTTTCAAGTGCAACAATCTCCTCAAATGTTGGAGCGCCTCCTCCAAGAGTAACAACACCGATACCAGTTGCAGCAGCAATAGTCTCGAGGGCTTTAGCATCAATACCTAGAGCCAAACGCTGAGCAAGGTCCTTACGAATCAATCCTTCAATATCAACAGAAGACTGACTTAACAATCTACGACCGATGTCTGTTAGAGCCCCGATAGTTTTAGCGCTCAAAGGAACCTGATCGAAAGTAGCTTCAGACTCTGTAACATCAGGAGTACCATCTGTTACCCAATATGATGTTGCACCTGATGTCTGACGTGGAATGGAAATATTACCATTAAGATCACGCATGATAGTTGCACCAGCACTAGAAGTAACCATATAAGAATCTAACATCTCAATGAATGAACTTCCAGCTAGAGTATCTCCAATTACTGCGGATCCAGAGGTTGTGTTAAGATCACGAGTCATAACATCAACTGGTACGAACAATCCCTGAGGAGTTACACCAGCACGATCTGAAGCAGCACGAGATGCTTCAAATTCAAATGATGCAGCTTCTTGAGCTTGACGATCTGTTGGGTTGGCAAGAGCATTGATAGCTCGAGTGAAACTGAAGTTACTAACCTCTGCGTCTGTCATTCCGATTTCTGCGGACTCAATTGGACTATTTCTTTTCATTTCTACTTCCTTCATTCTACTTGATACTGTACCCAACACTTCTGCTCTGAACTCATTTACTGTCTTGCCTTCTTTAACTGCAGAAGTAGCATCAACATTATACTCTGTTCCCATTTCCATTAGTTCAGCAGCTCTTGTCTGTTCAACTTTCATTGCTTCTGCTCGAAGCTCATCTAGATTAACTTCTTTACTTTTACTTTTATCTTTTACATTCATTTTATTATCCTTTTCGATTACTCGAACATTAGTTTGATTTTCAACATCTGATCTTTCAATTCCAACTGTGGAATCTGCCGGGACAGATACAATAGAAACCTCAACTGGTTTCCAATTTGTAACAAGGTATTTATCAGGTTTTCCTTTCTGACCAACCTCTCGTTCCATTTCTGAAACTGTATAACCCACACTAATGTTTTTTCGGATACCATCCTTTACATCAGTATATACTTCTTGAGCTTTAGCTGAACTTCCGAATCTAACTATTGCCTTTCCTCGATCATCAACTATGTCAGCGTATTCCACTACACCAACGATGTCACGACGATCATGATCTAATAGAAGGGGAGCATTACCCGATCTAATGAATTCCATATCAACGTGAGACTTATTATGGCTTAATACTTCTATACCATAATGTCGTTTCACTTTACTTTCGCTTGAAAATGATACCTCAACGGTTCTTTCATCTTCATTTACTTTATCTATTTCCAAGACTCTTGCTTGGACACCTACTTTAATATTCATACTATATATTTATCCTTTTCTAATTACTCTTTAGTTTCTTTTGTCGTGGACACAGTACTTTTACCTGAGTCAGTTCCCTCTTCATCAACCTCTAACACTGATCTAAGGTTCAATCCAAGCTGTTTTGCTAACTCTTGTTCAAGTGCTATTTGATTGTAAACCTCATCTAAATCTTTTCCTTGTTCAGCTAATACATCAGCTGTCGTAGTTAATCCTGCTTGTATTAAGGATATGTTAGCTCGACTTGATTTTAATTCATCAATTGTTGGGAATCCTCTAGGACGCCAAGAAGGAGTTGCAAATTTATCATATTTAGATTGAGGAATCTGTACATTTGATCCTAGAATATGTAATAGAAAATCTTCATATAATGGCTGAAGGAACTTATCAATTATTAATTTCTGAAGTTTCTTATAGTAATCCCTATCTTCTAATACTCCGATACGAGCTGATGAGTAACTAGTTGACTCGAGATCGCCAGTTAATGCTGAGTATGATACATTTAACCCAGAAGCAACTGATCTCAGAATACTCTTAGTGAAAGAGCCATATCCTGCATTCGGATGATCAACATCAAATGATTGGATAGACATTCCTTGTGGAAGTTGTTCAAACGTTCCTGGAGCAACATCCATTGATACATAATCGTCCCCAGTTCCAACATAATCATCTCCTGTCTCTGATGTTATAAAACCCATCTTAGCAGCCCCAACTCTAGCAGCAACTAATTCAGACTCTTGATAACCTGCTAACTGTTTAAGAGCTTTCATACTCGATGTGGTCCAAGGGTAACCTCTTGATTGATCAATTCTTTCAGGATCAAATACGTGTATAATCTCTTCTGCTGGTATCAGTAACGTTTTTGTTCCTGATTTAACATGATAATGTACAGGTCGTCCCCACTCATCAGCTTCGATACCCATTGTAATTTTATTACCATTTGCTAATTTCTTATTCTTAGTAATGTCGATGAGATCAGCTTCGATTAATTGGATAGCATATCCATACTGATTCTTATCCCAACCCTTTAACTTACGGATGAATACCTCCCCGTCTCTTGCTAAAGTAGTAATGATTACATTCTCAACATCTAACATAGATGATTTACCATCAGCTGTTAAAACACCTCTTTTACTGAATCCAATCCATGCATCATTAATCTGTTTATTACCTATAACATCCAAATGTTTATTATTATCTCTAGCTTGAGATTGGAATAATATACCATGAGGACCGATAACATTAATCTGAAGGAGTCTTAGATACCTTGAGATGTAATCATTATTCTGAGATAAGTCTCTCGATCGACTTCTTAATTGTTGAAGAGAATTTTGAAGGTCCTGATCTATTGTCATAGGAGCTGAGACCCAATCACGGAACAATCTAGAGGTGTTGGTTCCTTCAAATTGTCTCTTTTGATATTTAGTTATATCGCCTTTTGATTTCAAAATGTAACTCCTATTGTATTATTATATCCTTTTCGCTTCCTCTCTACAACTATATTCTTCTCATATTGTGTTTTAACTAAAAGCAACTCTTCCCAAGAATACCGTGTTAAAGATCGTCCAGCAATTGTATATGATTCTTGATCATGAGTAGCTTTACCTTCGAGAACATCTTTTATTGCTTGGAGCATCTTCTCGTTATGGGTTCTATGATCTTTTGGATCTGTTCCCTTGAATGATGGTCTAACAATGAAAATCCCTTCTTCGATTGTCGTAATAGTGTTATCATCTGTTACTGTTACTTGATATCTATACTCTCCATCATCCCATGAACTCGTATCTACATTAAATGCTCTGTTTCCATTAACATCAGATATTGATAAATGTACATCCTCTTTAACTAGATTATAGGTTAATGTATATGATGGATTATAATTAGGAGTATTATGAGAGAATGTTAATGTATCTCCTCCATATATGTATTCTGGAATCATAGTAAGTGCTCCTTGATATGAACTTTGAATGATCTTGATATCGTTAATTGAGTATCAGTTGTTATAACATTTGTGATAATATATTCCTTTCCATTTTGTCCACCTTCTAACCATACTGTTGTTTTTTGGTTTGAGAATGATTGCTGCTAGCAACAAAATCAGGAAACCATCTGGACAGGAACCAGATGAGTTCGAGGCCCTAGTAGCCCAGGAGCTGTTCAACTTGGAAGTCGGACAGTCTGACCTCCGTGATAAGATCAAACCTCTTTTCATCACTGCTGCTAAGCGAGTAGATATTGCTGAGGGTCGTAGCGCCATTGTTATCTTCGTCCCATTCAAGCTTCTTACTTCC